GTGAAGTTGTACCTAATGTAGCACCATCTGATGTTCCGGGTACAAATGCTGTAGTAGCTGTAATCGTTGTACCTTTAACGGTAGTTGCACTAGATGCACCAATCGTTGCACCGTCAACTGTACCACCATTTATGTCAGCAGTGTCAGCTACAAGGGCATCTGTTGTTACTGTGCCGTCAATGTCAACATTACCTGATATGTCTAATGAAGCTGCGGCTATCTCACCACTAACATCTACTGCACCGTTTATATCTATGGTTGTAGCATTTATTTCAATCTCTGTGTCAGATACTAAGTCAAGTACACCATCTGCTGATTGATGTATGTATGTACCGCTATCACCAAATTGTAATTGTCTAGTACTATTAAGTAGTATACCAGTGTCAGCAACGTGTGTCAAGGTGACATCTTGATCTGTACCTAAATAAATTACGCCACCATCAGCTAAGAATAAATCACCAAACTCAAGTGAAGTTGTACCTAATGTAGCACCATCTGATGTTCCGGGTACAAATGCTGTAGTAGCTGTAATCGTTGTACCTTTAACGGTAGTTGCACTAGATGCACCAATTGTTGCACCATCAACTGTACCACCGTTTATGTCAGCAGTGTCAGCTACAAGGGCATCTGTTGTTACTGTGCCGTCAAAGTAAGCGTCTTTAAACTCTAAAGAAGAAGTACCTAAATCTATATCGTTATCTGTTACAGGAACAATAGAGCCATTATTAAAGGTAACTTGGCCTGTTCCACCATTAGCAAAAGTAATAACATCTGACCCACTAAAGGTAATACTAGTATCTGTATCTCCATCACCAGATATACTGTCTAACTGTATGTTACCTGCGTTAGTAAAGTTTGAGTCACTTAAATCAAATGTACCTGTAACGTCTAAGTTACCACCCACAGACAAGTTACCTGATATATCTACAAGGCCATTAATGTCTATAGTTGTTGCAGCTATCTGTATTTCTGTATCAGCTACGAGATCTAGTTGACCATCAGCAGATGAGTTAATGTATATGGCTGTATCACGGAACTGTATCTTTTCAGTAGAAGCAATAAGTATGTCATCAGAAAACTCAAAGTAGTCCTCGTCTTCCATCCATTTAAGTACACCGTCATTAGTCTCACCGTCAAAGGTAATCGTAATGTCTGTACCTGCAGTAGCTGCACCAAAGGTAAGTGTGTTACCTAATAGCTTCGTTATTGGTCCACCTTCTGCAGCAGTGCCATCATGCGTGTGTCCTGAACTGGCAGCAAATGCCGCTAATAACTGATTGAACTCGTCATTAGTGTGTGCGGCTGTTATAACATCTCCGTCAGTGTACGTAGACTGTCTTGTGTATGTGTCACCCATTTATCGTCTTGCTCCTAATTGATATTCTAGCTGAAACCCTTTTAGTGAATAGGGTGCAGTCTGCCCACCGTCATGTACTTTTAATGCAACAGCAAACCCTGAACCTTCTACTGGTTGTCTAACTAAAGGTTGTGAAGCACCTGCATAGATAGGTACACCATATGTAGATGTACCATAAATCGCAACAACTTCAGTTGAATCTAAAGCATATGCTGCAGGTCTAGCTGAGTCAGGGTCTTCATAGTCGTATCGTAATAATAAATCTGCATCTATTGAAGCTTCAGGTTTATAGTTAAGTATAACCCTCTGCATATGTTTTCGTATTCCGGGGTCATTAAATGTTAAGTCAGGACTTCTGTATCTTCCAAATATAATTTCTCCGTCAAAAGTATTACCTGACTCTTGCCTATATATATAACCATTCGAGTATGCACCGTGTAAAACTATTACATTACCTTCGTCTACAAGGCTGTCAGTACAAGCAGGTCGTATACCTTTTATCTCTGAAAACTCAAACTGTTGTCCTTTTAAAACACAGATAACACCTTTAGTTTGGTTTTCAGCAGTACCGCTTTTAGTAAAAAATATTCTGTATTGTGTTTTTTCTGGTATAACAACTGAGTCAAACTCTGATGCACTAGATAAGTTATCATTAAAGATAGACTGCACATTAGAACTAATTGTACCTAACTCAACGTCACCGATTCTAGCAGTACCAGCAATAGTTCGTAATCCATCTGGGCCTAAGAATATTAAGTCACCAGCAAATTCCTGTATTGTATCTCCGTTTACACAACCAATGTTTCTTGTAACTGCTGTCACTGCAAAGTCAGAACTTGTTGATCCTGTTAATTTAAATATACGTGTTTCACAAAAAATAAATAAATCATCACGGAAAACTTTTAATCCCACTACAGTATCGTCAACTTTTAAACTACCTGCTCCTGAACCACTACTAAATGCATCTTCATCAAATGGCTGGCTAAATATAACTTCTTGTTTAGTAGTTGATTTACCTGCATAAAACATATGGTTCTTAAATGATGTTACAAACTTAGAACCAGAAACAGAACTTTCACTTACATCTGTAGCAGCTAATGATGAGTTAAATACTGTAGGTGCATTAGCTCCATCAACAACAACTATCTTATCTGTGCCGTCAAAGTTAAATCTTTCAAATCTATATTTATCTGCACTCGTTCTACCTGAGTCTCTAGATGTCCAACTAGAACCACCCGGAGTTGCACTGTAAATACTTGTACCCCTAGCTGCTAATACTACATCACCAAAGGAAGCAACCATTAATACTTTTTCTGATGCAGAAGAAGTGTAAGGTACTACAGCACTGACGTACTTAGAAAAACCATTTATTCTTCGGTAGCCACCTTCAATGTCAGGCTCAAAGTTACGTAGCTCTAACGCCTCACCGGGTTGCATCAAAAACGTAGATTTGTTTAAAACTAATCCACCTTCACAGTTAAATGCTGATGGCTGTAGTTGAGACTGATCAGGCATTAATTAACTCGTAATACTGTTTTTGAATTTCCTACATAACCTGTTGAAGGTATATATGTAGATCTTAAATACTCAAATCTATTGACTAATAGACTTTGCATATTTTTTATACCTTGTTCAAATCTTTCAAAGTTTATTCCATACTGTTGTAGCTCACCTCTGTATTGATAAACTAAAGCAGTTGCACCGTCTATTATTACAGGTGCAAATCTATCAGGTATAGTTGTTGTGTCTCCATGTGCATCCATGTCTGTAGGAAATGTAAAGAAGTCATACTTTATACTAAAAGATTTATCAGGGTAAGGAAACAATAAATAATTATTATCTGGTGTTCTTACTACATGAGTTGGCACACCACCTCTGTCAAACTGTGCAACTGTAACTCCACTTGCTATAGATGCTGCTGTAGTACTGTTAGCCCCTCTAGTGCATCCAGTAAATGTTGTACTAGAACCAATAGCAGTGTATGAGATTTGCTCATTGCCTACAAACAATGTACCTGCACTGTCATAACCTGATGTGCTTGTAACAGTTATAGTAGTTACACTGTCCGTATGCGTAGTGCTTGTAGTTGTAGTGCTTATTTCATCTTCTTGGTCAATAGATTTACTTATGTAATCATTGTAGTTTAAGATAGAAAGTTGGCCTCCACTAACTGCCAAGTCACTATCTTTTACTATTCTAAATGTATTGTAGTCTACAACTTTAGCTGTTGTAGGTATTGAATATCTAACAACACCAGCAGTAAGTGTTTGTGTTTTTGTGTCGTGGTTAAATGGGTAGTTGTATTCTCTTTGATTTATGTAACGTACTGCTTCGTTAATGGCATTTTTAACTTGTTTTTGAATGCCTCTAGCAGAACTAAAAGTTGAACTAGTTAATTCAACTTCATTTAATCTTGTAAGTACGCTATTAGTTAAAGTTAAATATGTTTCTGCCATTTAAAATTCTTTCACTATTATAAAGTTGGAGAGGCCAGATTAGCCTAGCCTCCCCATTTATTATATTATGCTAATGTGTCTCTATCGACTTCATTAGCTGATGAGCTTCCTTGTTCGGAAACGTCCATCAATAGAGCGTAAACTCTAAGTTTACCTGCTGAGAAGGTAGCACCGTCACCTGCAAAAGTTAGGTCTAGTGTGTCTGCTGAAGACAGAACAACTTCTGCTGAAGGTGTAACGCTTGGAGCATATGCCAAGTCTGACGCACCATCAATATCAAATGCTGTAACATATTCGTCAGCGTCTGCTGCACCCAATGTTATAGTAGCATTTGTACCTGTGTTCATTGTTGCAGATTCTACAACTTGAACACCAGCATGAAGGATATGAGTATTCGCTGGTAGTGTAATACATTGTACTACGTCACCAGAAGAACAATCAATAGCCTGTGCAGTCAGGTCAATACTTAACTCAACTTGATAAGGCATACGGCCTCTGTTGGAGTTACCTGTTGCAGGAAGTAAAAGTGATGTTATAGTAGCCATTTTTTAATCTCCCCTTATGCTGCGTTATATTTGGCAGTAACGATGGCTTCAGGACGAAGTATCTTTCTACCATATAAGTGCATACCACGAACAATGTCAGCATAGCTGTCACGATCACGAAATGATTCGGTTTTGTTGATCTGCTCTGCAGTAGCAACAGCAGAATCATGTCCAGCTACAATTACACCGTAGTTAGCAATTTGGTTCGCTGTACCTGAAGTACCCGGACCTGTACCAACTGCTGGTAGATTGCTTGAACTGTATACTCTGAAACCGCCTAAGTTGTTAACAACTAGACCATTACGTATACTTCCTGATGCTCCGAAGTCTGCATTGTGAAGACGAGAATCTTCATCACGCAACATCTCCATGAACACTGGATCTACAACTAACCAACGTCCACCTGAATCAACTTGCTGTTGATCAAGTAGTCTAGCCATACGAGACACAACCATCATTGGTGAGGCTGTAGCTGTTGGCAAGGATGTTGCACCCGGCATACGTGGAGTCAGAGGAATCGAGTGAGTCCCTGCTGAACTAGTAGTAATGTTACCAAAACTACCTTTTATTAGTTTCATGCTGGAAAGAAGTTCATCTGTTCCTGCAGTAGAAACTGCCACAGTACCATTTACAGTTGCGTTAACTGTGTCTGGTGATCCATGTAGTGACGATTGTTTAAAACCGGATAGGTAACCCAATACATCTTGGTCGTACTGGTCAGCCAAACGGTATGCTGCTCTATCTGAAGCGAGTTGCATAAAGTTTACGTGGCTGTGAGCCTCTTCAATGTCATCAATCTTAAAAGCAAAGTAATTTGATTTGTCGATTGTTAACGAGAAGTCCTCATCGTCAAGGTCTTGTGGTAGAATAGTTGTACCACGAGCATATGCCTTAACTGAGATTTCAGGTTCTTTGATTATTTTAACAGTATCACCTTGTGACGCAATTTCCCCGAAGTAATCAGAGTTCGTAATGTCTCCGACTACGGTTGACTTGCGAAAAGCAACCTGTACTTTCTTCGAATAGATAATCGAAGAGAAGTTTCCATTTGGCAGATTTCCGTACCCTGCCGCTGATGAAAAAGCCATATTAAATTCCTCCTATGGATGTTTGGCTTACAAATAAAGCTAAACGGTATTAACAAGAGGCCGATCCTTCAGGGTGCAATGTAAAGCAGACTAGCTAATCTTACTTTACAGTGGGCCTTCTGCATCAGGTAGGTCTTATATTATAGTTTAGACTTGATGAATTATAAAAACTATGGGTAGCTTATTTCTAAGGGCCATTACGTTTTTATAGATAGTACTAGTTATATCAAAGTGCGACAATTTTGTCAACACTTTTTTTTATCGGGCTGCACCTGTCATATCGTAGACAAATCGC